ATGAGCCGGGCCGTCGCACCGGAGAGGTCAACGGGCGTGCCGTCCGGGGCCTTGAGCTCCCATGTCCTGCGCCACGTATCACCCCTAAATATTTGTACTTTGTGCATATACACTCCTACACGGCGACGTGTGTCATTTTGCCACGCTCGCCGACAAGCGGCGCGACTACCTGTGCTCTGGACACGTCGCCTCCGGGTGCGGCCACGAGCACCCGCTGGCCCGCCACGACGCCCGACGCCTGGACCCGGATCGATAGGCCGGGGCGCAGCTCGATGGTTGCGCCGGCGCCGCCTGTCTGCGTCACTGTGCCCACCAGCGTCTCGATGCGCTGTGGTACTGGGATGATGTCGGCTGGTCGGAGCGGCATGTGTTACCCCGCGGTCATGGCTGTGTATGTCCGCACCGTGGCGGTTGCTTCCGTATACACCGGCGTGGCGCGCCATGCAATATCTTCCACCTGCCCGACAGCCCCGCCTGGCTCGGCCACCACCATGCCCGGCGCAGCGGTAAGGCCCGCCGGAAACTCTATCTCGTAGTCGTCGATGACATGCGTCCCCTCGTCGATGGCCGCGCTGGCTGCTGCGATTGCTAGCGCGTCGTCAGAGTATACCGGGTGCACAATGTCAGGCAGGTCTACCGGAGGCGACACCTGGCCGGAGACATAGCCGGATACGCTGGCGGTATCTATGCGCACCCACCACGGCACGTCCGCATCCAGCCGCGGCGGTGGGGTTGTGCCGGCAAATATCGCCTCGCCTGTAGGCCCGGCCGCGCCCATCCATGTGTTGCCGCCGGCGACGATGGTCAGACTATAGCCGCCGGCCGACGGGCCGATGATGACTGTGGCCGTGGTCGGGAGCGCGACGTTCCACCCGACGATAGGTAGCGTGGTGATTGCCGATGGGCGCAGCGCGCGGATCATAGAGGCACCTCCCTCCCGCACTCGGTGCATGTCAGCAAGAGCTTATACCCTTGCTTGCCCAGCGCACAGTTTGGGCAGATGGGGGCCTTAGCCATCTCGGCGGCGCAAGCTGGACAGCGCACAGCGGCCCGCCCCTCGCCGGGCGGCGGTGGCGAGCCATCGGCGGGAGCGGAGGTGCGCTGTGGTGCCGCGGCGGCACGGCTCTGGGCTTCCTCGTGCATCGCCCGGAGGCGGCGTTCCCAAAATGCGCGGGAGGTGGCGTATGCCCGCCCGGCCCACCAGAGGATAGGCCTCCCGTCTTCCGTAACCTGCTGCCCAAGCTCTACCTGCCCAGTGACCTCCTCGCAGGTCTGGTCAGAGATGACCTCGCCGGCGTATTGATAGCGCCCGTGAGTCGTATAGACGAGATATCGCCGGATGGCGTCCATGGTGGCCTCGTGGCCAGCCTCGCCCATGGCGATGAGTATTTTGTTTCGAGGGTCCATTATCTGTCTCCTCTAATAGAGGGGGATGCCAGCGTATAACGACCACGCTGGCCTACCGTCTGTGCATAGCCCGATGTTTTGCACCAGGTGGCCATATTCGTTGTGCCATGACGAAGAATACCAGAGGTTGTATCCACACACTTCGTTCGACATAGTATAACACCAGGACGCGATGACACCGCCGGAGGTTTTCCATAGGCAATCTGCCGCACACCACACCACGGGGTGCCAGCCACAGCCGTTATTTTGACAAGGCTCGTATCCCCCTGCAATTACATGCCCAATACATCCGCTCGGCCCTATCGGGTATACCCCCTTGGTGGCGCTCCGCCCACATGACGCAGCAAATGACACCGTATAGCCGCCTTCTGGGTGCTCGTCCGTGTCTGGCATACGGCAAATGGCCCAGACCGTCCCGGTCGAGCAGTCCTCGCCCCACTGCTCCATGGGCAGGGAGCCGGTGTACTGTGCCCCAGACAGGTCGCCGGATGGCCACGAGGCGGTATAGTAGCCGCTCTCGCCTTTTTGGAGGGCGTCAGGGCCAAGTACAGAGCCACTTTCACCCTGGATGGTTGACGCCACTGAAATGTGCCCACAATAGCGACCGTAGACGTAGATGGACGCGCTGCCGGAGCACGATGTCCCCTGGAGCCGCATCACGAGCTTGGCGGGCTCTTCACACCGCACGACCTCCATATTGGTGGTCGTCGCGGTGACCCCTGCGCAAACGGCCCCGGCGGAGCTGATGGTGTACACGCCCTCCTGCCCCGGGGCCAGCGTCGTCGGCCCAGTCACGCCACACGGGGGGAAAGACACCGGCGCCTCACACCAGTTGGTCGCCGAGTAGGTGACGCGGATGGTCATTGGGCTCTCGCCGCTCGCCGGCATACGCAGGCGGTAGCCGCTGGAGTCTTGTGACACCAGCTCCAGCGGGCCGCTGTAGACGCCTGCGTTGCCCAGCCCGTCTGTCCATGTGCCCACCTCGCCAGGATCAAGATACGTCGGCCCAACCAGCGAGCAGCGGTTGCACGCCTGCCCCTGCTGCTGCTCGCACGTGGTGACGCACTGCCCCCACGACCACCCCATGGCGGCCAGTCTGCCGGCCGCTTGGAGCGCGGAGCATATCTCTTGGCAGCCGCACTTGGTCGCGCAATCGTCCGGCGTGCGCACATCGGACACGTCGCTGCCGGATATGCGGGAGACGATGTTGGCCGGGGCGCAGTGCTCGTGCGGGGTCTCTTCTGGCGGCTGGGGCTTGGGCCAGTTTGGCAGCTCCTCAACTGGCTCCTCGCCGGGCTCTTCGCCTGGGGGCGTCGTGCCGTCGCCAGTATACGTCCCACCGGGGGCCACACTCCCAGAGCCGGGCGCCCGCGGAGCGGTGCAGTCCACCGCCTCTATCGTCAGGCTGGCCGTCGTGCCGCGCTCGGCGCCGTCTTCCACTGCCGCGGTGATCGTCGCTGAGCATTTGCCCATGGTCGCCCGCGGCGCTGTGTAGCGCAGGCGCATGGTCTGCCCGGCTTGCGGCGTGCCCGGCCACGGGTCTGTAAACGTAACCACCCGCCCGGCGACCGTGAACCCGGTGGAAACGTAGCAAAACTCTGAACAATTGCTAATAATATCAATTGGTTGCTGGACACTCTCAATGAGGTCCGACGCCGTGATGGACGCTACGCCAGACCCCTGGTCCACCTGGACGGGGAGGTCTTCGATCTTCTGCACCGCGGCGGTGGTAATCGGCCCAGGGTTCCAGATTGCCGTAGCCGCCGCGGTGGCGGTGTATTCCACGTCGTATTTTGTCCCGGCCACGGCCCCATCCGGCGCGAGCACGGTCTTACCGTCAGAGCTGGTGCGCGTCGCCAGTGGCGTTGTGCCTCCGGCGGCGTAGATGGTGACCGTTGAGCCGCTGACAATACGGCCAGACACGCGGAGCACTATCGCAGACGAGTCCTGCTGCGCCACCAGGCGTTCGGTGACCGCCATCTGCCGCAGGGTCGCCATGGAGCGGTCGAGCGAGCCGCAGCCGTCGAGCTGGAGAGACACGACTCCGGCAGCCGCGCCGGCCACCGAGTCCACTACCACGCCGATGACCACCGACGAGCCGTAGCACCCAACCTGCGGGTCGGCCATGATGGCGATGGAGGACGGGCAGGCGACCGGGTTCCCCACGCTGGCGACCCCTCGTCCGACGGTGCCGAGCGCCGTGGCGGTGATCTCTACGTCCTGCTGTACCGGCGGCGCTGTGTACGTGGCGAGGGCCACCCCGCCCGCACGGTAGTCGAGCATGAGCGTCTGGTCGTAGTAGGCCAGAGGATAGGCGAGCACGATCTCGTCCCCCTGCACCGTCGCACCCTTGATCGGGGCCAGATTGACGGCCCTGGCCTGGTCGCCCCATGCGTAGATGCCCACCACTTCTGCGGGAGGGTACGCTGGGCGGATGTGGTAATAGTCCCGCGCCTGCACCCGCTCTCCCGTCACGAGCTGCACGCCGGTCATGCTGCTCGGCGTGATGGTCCCCGCGGCCGCGGTCCACGTGACCTGCGTCCCGTCGGCGATGGGAAGCCCGTCTGGCCCGATGACGATGGCAGCCACCGTCGTTGTCCCCCCGGGCTGGATGCAAGAGCCTGCAGGGAAGGCTACCTGCACCGACACCCCCGGCACCGCGGCGTCTCCGCTCACCAGCACGCGGCACCCGTATGCAGGTTGCTGGCGACGCACCCCGCGCACGGCGTGTATTGCTGGAGATAGCGACATCGCCGGCTGCCCCGGCACGTAGCGCCTGGGGGCCACGATGAGCGACCCATCGAGCTGCGGCCAGAGCTCCAGCCCGGCCAACCCGCTCACCTCGCGCACGATGTCGGCGGGCGTCGCCAGCGAGACACTGTAGGTATAGGGGCGGATAGGGTAGTCGGGCGCCTGATATGTCACGAACGCCCCGGTGAGGTCCGCCATCTCGGCGATTATCGCCGCGATGGTGGTGCCTCCCGTCCACTGCCGGGAGATACGCACCGCCCACGGAGCGGACAGCCTGGCCGACCGGCTGCGCCCCCAGAGGCGTTTTGTACGCCGGGCGGGTGTGATCTCCGTGGTAATCTCCTCGAGGTAGAACTCGCCCATCGGCACCCATGCGCCGCCGCGCAGCTCGGCCACGTCGATGGCGAGCGCCTGGGGGACCACCGCGGGGACGAGCCCCTCCACGACCGCTGGGTCTGCAAGCAGCACCTCGCACTCTGCGGCGATGTCTCCAGCGGATGCGCGGATGGTCACCTCGGCGGTCGATGCGGAGATGTCCTCGCCATACAGTCGCACGCGCCATGCGCTCATATCGCCACCCCCACGATCCACAGCACGAGCTCATAGCTCCATGCGTCAATCCCCTGCTCGGCGCGCATAAGGTCTCGCCATGCGTCAAAAGAGCGGATGCGCACCCGCCACACGCTCCACCCGTCGGTCCAGTACCACTCGGCCCCCACCTGCGCCTCAGCGGCGCGCAGGGCCGCGACGGTGGATGCCCGCAGCCAGGTGCCGTCTGCCACGCTGCCGCGGATGGTGATCTCGCCCCCGGCCGGGGCCGGGCCGTAGTCCTGCCAAACAGCGCCGCCCATCGTGGGGATCATGGTGGCTCGGCGCTCGGGCATGCGTACCTCCACCCCGTCGGTTGCGTCGTGGTCCCAGACAACGATGGTGGCCGCCCAGCTCGGGGTCGTCGTCGGTGCGATGTCGGTGGAGTACAGTCTCATCCTGGTGGTCGGCATGGCTATCCCCGCAACAGTCCAATGCGTGTGAGCTCCCGCGTCATCTCGCGCAGGGCCCGGCGGCTGTCATCGCCGACCACCTGCACCGGGGCCTCCATGCCGCCGGCGCGGATGGTCCACGTGAGCGCCTCGCGCTGCACCGGGCCCCCGGCGGCATAAGCCGGGAGCGCCCCGGCGGGGATCCGCCCGGCATTGAGCGCGGCGAACAGCGACTCACCATAACGGCGCACCGCATCTGCGCGGATGACGTACTCTCCGGCGGAGAGCAGGGCGGGGATACTGTCCGACGTGCTGGTGCCCGGCCCGCTGATGCGGCCAGAGAGTCGGCGGAAGGCCCCCACCAGCCCGCCCGCGGCGTGCTGTTCCACCCGTCGGATATAGATGGTGTGTACGGACGACGTATGCCGCCCGTTGAGCTCGTCCAGTGCGGCCCGGACCTTGGCGGCATTGTCCCTGACCTCGTGTACACTGGCAGTGGGCTCGGAGATCCGTGCCCGCATGGCCGCCACCTGCTCCTCCGCCTCCGAAAGGTCAATAGAGAGTTGCATCACCGCGTTGCGGGAGGAAATAAGCTCTTGGAGGGCCTCAATATCTGCCATGGCCTTGGCGGTCTCTGCCTCGATGGTGATGGAGAGCCCCTGCCCGGCATCGGCGCGCATCTGTCGGATGGACGAGTCGAGAGCGTCGAGGGCCTGCTGCTGTGTCTGCGCCGCAGCCTGGGCGGCGGCGGCCGCCTCGGCGTGCGCACGCTTGGCCGCTTCGAGGGCCTGCTGCTGGAGGGCGGCGGCAGCTGTCGCCCGGGCGATGGCCGTCTCCACGGCCTGCTGCTGGGTCACAACGACGCGCCCGTTCTCCTCGATGGCCCCCGTCACCCGGCTGGCGAGATCAAAGGCCGCCCGTGCGGCCTCTTCGGCTGCGTCCACCTGCCCGGCGGCAAGGGCCGCCCGCCCGCGGGCCATGGCCTCGTCGATCTGCGCGAGCTGGTCGGCGTATGCCTGCGAGGCGGTCATCGTGAGGCGGCGCATCTCGCGGATGCGCTCCTCGGCGGTGAGCTGCGCCTGCCGCTTGCGGTCCTCCAGCTCCATGACCGCCTGTGTGTGCTGCCGGTGCATGTCTGTCAGCGCATCGATGTGGCGGCGGTAGGCGCCCTGGAGCTCGGCCAGCAGAGCGCGCTTGCGCTCTGCCGAGTCCGCATCGATCTGGGCGATGCGCACGGCGCGCTCGCGCTCGGTGTCAACCGCCACGGCGGCGGCCCTGCGGCTAATGTCGGCAGAGGCGTCGATGATCCCGGCCCGCTGCTCCACTGCCCGGCGGAGGACGCCAAGCTCCTGGTCAGCGCCCTCGGCAGCGATGCGCACGATCTCGGCGTAGGCGGCGACGCGGCCACGGAGCTTGTCCTCCACTGCGGCGCGCTCTGCGGCCACGGTGCGCTGCACTGCCGCCACGTCAGCGTCAGCGGCCTCCTTCGCGGCAGCCTCCATCCGGCTGTATGCAGAGACGGCGGCGGAGACCGAGTCGCCCATGGCCTTGCGGGAGCTCGCAATCTGCTCATCGAGCCGCTGGATGGCCGCGGACACGGCCTCCCGGATACGGGTGGCCTGGCGCTCCAGTGACGATACCTCCGCCTCCATGATGTCGTGCTCGGTGCGCACGGCCTCACGGATGGCCGACGGCAGCTTGTCCCACAGGGCCACGAGAGCGGTGACCGCCGCTGTCACGGCAAGAACCGCTGGATGCGACGCGGCAAAGGACAGGGCGGCAACCCTGGCTGCGGCGATGGCGGCAGCGACGGTGCGCCACGCGGCAGCGAGCCCGCCCACAGACGCCACCCACAAGCTGGTGGCGGCGATCAGAGCCCCACCAAAAAGCGGTGCGGCCCGCTCGGCAACCCACTCCAGACCCTTAGCCACGCCGACGAGCACGGCACGCAGGACGGTGGCTTGCGACACGAGCATGGTGACTGTGTTCGCAAGGCGGGTCCACGCATCCCCGACGGTAGGCGGCAGCCCGGCGGCAAAGTCCTTGCGGATCGTGCCCATAAGAGACGTGATCCGCAGCAGGGCGTCCGCGGTGAGCTCGCCGGCGGAGCTCATCTCTCGCAGCCGCCCGCGGGTAACCCCGAGGGCTTGGGCCAGGTAGTCCAGCACCTTGCCGCCGGACTCTGCGATGGCCCGGAACTCCTCGCCCTGCAGCCGCCCGGAGTCGAGCGCCTGCCCAAGCTGAAGCATGACCGACCCTGTCTCTGCGGCAGTCGCCCCAGATAGCCGGAGAGCCTTAGTCACCGCCTCGGTGAACTCGATGGTCTGCTGCTGCGTTGCGCCGAGGCGGGCAAGCGAACGCGAGAATCGCGTGTATGCCTCCCCCACCTCTTGGAGCGGCGCCGCCGTCTCTTGCGCTACCCGATATATCTCTTGGATTGCAGAGCTGGCCGCGATCGCGCCGCCCTCTGTTAGCGAGAGCCTGGCTCCGAGTCGGGCCATGCTGTCGGAGAGGCTCACGACATACTGCGCGGCCGTAGTGGCCCATTGGGATAGCTGAATGCCCAGCAGGGCCTGCACGGACTTGGAGAGTCTGCGCATTGACCATGCGGCCCCGTCTGATGCCGTCGCCGCCCGCCGGACCTCCTCGTTTGCCGCCCGCTGGGCGCGCGTCGCCTCTTCGGTGGCCTTGGCCCTGGCCTTGGTGGCAGCCGTCACGCTCCGCTCGGACGAGGTGGCGACAGCCCCGGCACCCTGGACGGTCTTGGCAAGGTCGAGAAGTCGCCGCTTGGCATCGTCTGAGTCAGCGGCGATGCGGATCTCTAGGGTTGTCTGCCTGGGCACCAGCTAACTCCGCGTAAAAATTGCGAAAGGCTCTTTCCTCCGCCTGTGCTCCTCTGATGATGAGGGCGAGGTCTGCAAGGGCCTTGCGCTGCCGGGCGCTCGCCGCCCGGAGGAGCGGGTAGACCGCGCACACGGGGAGAGAGAGCACGTCTGCGAGGCCGTACCCGGCGGCCACCAGGGCGTCGACTACCTCGGGCCACCCGTCGCCCTCTCCACCGCCTCGGCGGCTGTCGTCAGCGCCGGGGCCACCCGGCGGGCGAAAAAATCCGCGTTGACCTCCACCACCGCGCCCGCCAGCGTGATAAGCTCGTCAATCTCAAGCTCGCCAACCCACTCCTCGGGGCGGCCCGTTGCCACCGCAACGCCGGAGATGATGGCCTCTATCCAGCGTCCGACGTCCTCGCTTGCGGCCTGCGCCAACGCCGCTGTTGGATTGGCGGAGCTGGCGATGGCCGGGATGGCGGTGGCGATGGGCGCCAATGCACGCGCCATGGCCGGGAGGTCGCGGACCCGCAACGGGGAGACCTCAATGGCCTCCCCTGCGACGGTGATCTTGCGTGGAGTTGGCGCGATGCGCTCTAGGTCGCCCATAGTGCCTCCACTACGCTACGAGAGCATCATCACGCGCCCAAACATCCCAAACGCCGGGTCGCTGGCCTTGGTCGGGTCTGCGAGCGCGGAGCCCTCAAATTCCAGGCGGCCCAGGTCGTCCTGGATCAGCGCCAGGTCTTTGATGGGGTCAAACTGCACCCGGTAGAGCTCGATGAGCACCGGGGCGTTGCTCTGGGCCGTGTTGACGCCGCGCAACCTGAGCTTGCGTGCAGGCGGATTGGTGAGGAACATCACCAAATTCTTCGCCGCGCCGTAAGCGTAGTCCACCTTCCACGGCATAGTGGTCCCGGTGGTATCCAGCACCTTGATGGCGCCGAAGGTGGCGTCCAGCTCATAACTTGCCGCGGGGACAGTGGCGTCCGACCCGTCCTTGATCACCACAGTGGAGACGCCCATTGGGTTTGCCAGCGGGTAGATCTTGCCAGCCTGCACTGTGCCCAGTTCCTCGGCGGTCACGGTGCCCGCCGCGCGCGTGGCCGGCGTGCCGTAGAGGCCGAGGGCGAGATTGTCCAGATCGAAACTCTCCAGGGTCATCTTGACGCTGGCCTTCTTTGCCTTGGTGAGGCGCAGGTCAGTCATGCGCTGGCCGCTCCAGCTCTCGGTGTGTTCGATTGTCTCCACCGCGAGCTCAATACTGAGGTTCGGGCAGTTGCCGACCTCGTATTCTTCGATGGCGTTTTCTCCGGCCGTTCCAAGGGTGACGACGCCCTGAAACGAGAAATACTGCGTATCGATTGCCATGATCTACTCCTTCCGCGGTGTGCGGGTGGGCTTTGGGTCTTGACGTGCGGCCCGCGCCATCCCGGAGTCGATGAGCCAGCGGGCGGCGGCGTCGGGCAGTGTAATGCGGTCGCCGGGCTTATGGAGCACCCCGGCGTGCGTGTGGTGTCGGATCAGCCTGACGGTCACGGTTCCCTCTCTATAACTTGTGCGGCCTCAAAGGCCAGCGGCCACAACAGCGTCCCGGCGGCATATTCCGGCCGAGGGGCGGCCGTTGGCATCATTGGCTGCCACTCTGGCGAGGGCTGCCAGCCCAGCAGCCGCGCAAACGCCGCCCTGACGATGCTGGCTGCGTCGGCACGGACCGCGTCGCCCTCTCTCACCCTGGAGGCGCTCGCTACAGCTACCACCACTAGCCACCGCACCGCCACGCGGGCGCGGGCGCTGGCAGCGTCCAACACTCGGTAGCCATCGGGCGCGACGAATATGGCCGGCAGCCGCCGCCCGGCCACGCCGTCCAACGAGAGCTCGGCCATGCTGTGCACGCCGGCAACGCCGGCGATGCCGGTCAGTCGCTGTCGGATGAGGGCCTCGGCCTCAAACATCAGTACGCCTCCATGTTCGCGAAGATTGGCGCACGCCCCGACTTGGCGGCGGCGAGGCCCTCCGGCTTGGGCGTCCCTGCGGACAGTGCGCCGAGGCGCACGGCGCCGCTGGCAATCTGCTCCAGCATACGCCGGGCGTCCTCGTACCGTGCGCGGACCTCCTCGGAGGCCATGTCTGCCCACAGGCGATACCGTGCAATATCACATGCCACCCGCACAAGCACCTGGGGGGTCGATGTGAGCGGGAGGGTGTACCGCCCGCCGAGGTAGGCATCCACCTCGGCGTCGGCGTCGGCAAGGGCGCGGGCGAGCACGTCGTCTGCGACCAGCCCGGTGCCCAGTCGGTCGGTGAGCTGTGCAAGCTCCTCTGCGCCGTAGCGCGCCTCCATTTCCTCCCTGGTCGCATACGGCATGGGTTATTCTCCCTCTGTCGCCGGAGAGACGGACAGCATCGGGTCGGAGCGCAAGGCGTCCGCCTGCCAGCCCTCCACCTCGATGGTGACAGGCGTCCGGCAGAACGGCCCCAGCCCCGCCCGATAGCGAGAGACAACCTGCGGGGGTGCTGTCTGGGACAGCGACACCACCACCCGCTCACGTGTCTGGCTCGGTCGCCGTGCCATGGCTTAGGCCACCCACGGCGAGACGATCACCTCGACCGCCTTGTAGTTGGGGTTGCTCTCGCCGCTATTGATGGTCTGCGCCTCGATGAGCGAGAGCGCCGCAGCACGCAGCGCAGGCGGCACCACCAGGTGCGTGGGCTTGACGCCCAGCGGCCGGCCGCCGTCGGCACTGATGCTCATCATGGCGGCCACCGCCGCGTTGAAGTTGGCCTGGTCGAGCGTGGCCTTGCTCTTGTACGCGAGCTGCCAGAAGCCGAAGCCCGCGTTGCATCGGTAGCGGATGCCATAGCGGTATTCATCCCGCACGAACA